TTGGGGATATAGAGTGTCTGGATGCCATTAAATCTGCCTTGGGTAAGGATGGATTTAAGTCTTACTGCCGGGGAGCAAGTTTAAAGTATCTATGGCGTTGCGAATATAAGCACCCAGACAATCCAGGGCAGGACATCCAGAAGGCTATCTTTTACCTCAACAGATACTTGGAAGAACTTTGAAGTACGGCTCTGTGTGCAGCGGTATAGAGGCCGCTACTGTAGCTTGGCATGATCTGGGCTGGGAGCCTCAGTGGTTTAGCGAGATAGCTAAGTTTCCCAGCGCAGTTCTGTCGCACCACTATCCTAAAGTCCCAAACCTTGGGGATATGTCTAAATTTAAGGAGTGGAAAAATGAAAAACCAATTGACCTTCTGGTCGGGGGAACCCCCTGCCAATCCTTCTCAGTCGCAGGACTCCGAAAGGGACTTGAAGACCCCAGAGGAAACCTCATGCTCACCTATCTTGCAATGGCTGAACAACTTAAACCCAAATGGCTTGTCTGGGAAAATGTCCCCGGTGTCTTGTCATCAAACAGAGGAAGGGATTTTGGAACCTTCCTTGGCTCGTTGGGGGAAATCGGGTATGGGTGGGCCTACCGGGTGCTTAACTCTGAATACTTCGGAGTTCCACAAAGACGCAGACGTGTGTTTGTTGTCGGATGTCTTGCAGGATGGGATAGTGCAGGAGAAGTTTTATTTGAGTCCGAAAGCGTGTCGGGGCATCCTGCGCCGTGCCAAAAACCGCAAGAAAATGGTGCAGATACCTGCTACACTTCTAGCAGCTTTGGAGCGTACCGTGAAGGAGTAGGTACGGTACGTGCCAGCGGTGGGGACTTAGGTGGCGGTAGTGAGACCTTAGCCGTAACCCATCGACAGTGGCCCTCAGATGTCGCTGCCACATTAAACGTACAGTACGCAGACAAGCGTGGGCTTGAGGATCAGCACATATATAATGGCGCATCTCACTTTGTTGAAACACTAAGTAGGGTACGCAGATTAACTCCCGTTGAGTGTGAGCGTCTGCAAGGCTTTCCTGATGACTACACACAAATTCCTTACGGCACACGCACGGCAGATAACTGCCCCGTGGGACCACGCTATGAGGCTTTAGGAAATAGCATGGCCGTGCCTGTCATGCGTTGGATTGGAGAGAGGATCAATGAAAAGGAAGGGGACATCATCAAGCAAGCGTAGAGACCCTGCCTCTTTCTTAAAGGCATTGGGTGCATTCCGCACCAAACCTTACGCCGACAAGCGTAAGAAAATCGGACGAAAATCAAAGCATAAAAACCGAAAGAATAATGTATGAATTTTAAAGACTATCAAGATCAATCCCGTGAATTTGCCATATACGATAAAAAGTACAGCAAGACATATCCACTTATAGCCCTAATGGGTGAGATAGGAGAGATAGCCAGTAAGTTTTCCAAGGCGCAGCGGGATCACGATGGCGTATTACCTGCAGATTGGATTGCTGACATGACCTTAGAGGGCGGTGACGTGCTTTGGAACCTAGCGCAATGGTTCACAGACAATGGGGTATGCCTAGATGCCGTAGCCCGTAAAAATATAGCTAAACTAAAAGATCGCAAGGCCCGTGGCGTGATCAGTGGAAGTGGAGATTACCGTTGAGTACCTTTAAATCAAATTTGAACCCCGCCTTTCGCTCAAAGTTCAGCGAAGATATTTTTAACCATAAGTATAAGCATGAGGGTGCGGAGACTTGGGATGCGCTGGCGCAGACGCTAATAGAGGATGTCTGTGGAGATCACTTACCGCAAGAGGAGTGTGATCAGCTTACCAAGTACGTGCAGGACATGAAGTTCATACCCGGTGGTCGCTATCTGTATTATGCGGGTCGCTCCAATAAATTCTTTAACAACTGCTATCTATTGAAAGCTGAAGAGGATAGCCGTGAGGATTGGGCTAACCTGTCATGGAAGGCTGAGAGTGCCTTAATGACGGGCGGTGGTATAGGGGTAGACTATTCCGTATACCGTGCTGCAGGTACGCCCATCGCTAAGACGGGTGGACAGGCATCTGGCCCTATCCCTAAGATGAATATGATTAATGAGATTGGTCGCAGGGTCATGCAGGGTGGCTCTCGCCGTAGTGCCATATACGCCAGCTTAAACTGGAAGCACGGGGATATTGAAGAGTTTCTTGCGGCAAAGGATTGGAATGCTATGCCAGTGGGTTCTACGGGTAAGACCCTGTGGGATATTAAGCAGGACGACTTCAACTTTCCCGCTCCGCTGGACATGACTAACATCTCAGTGAACTACGATACGGAGTGGCTGCTTAATTACTACAAGACGGGTGACGTGGGTAGCGTATTCAAATCTAACGTAAGGCAGGCAATGCAGTCTGCAGAGCCGGGATTTTCATTTAACTTCTTTGATAAGGAGAATGAGACACTCCGTAATGCGTGTACTGAAGTATGTTCAGCGGATGATTCAGATGTATGCAACCTTGGCTCCATCAATATGGGTCGTGTGGCTGATATAGATGAAATGGCAGACATCGTAGACCTAGCAACCAAGTTCCTGATTTGCGGTACGCTAAAGGCTAAGTTACCTTACGATAAGGTATACGAAACCCGTACTAAAAATCGCAGGCTTGGCCTAGGTTTAATGGGTATGCATGAGTGGCTAATTCAGCGTGGATCACACTATGAGGTAACACCAGAACTACACGCATGGCTGCAGGTATACAAAGGCGTGAGCGACAAAGTATCAAAGGAAACTGCAGACAGGTTTGGCATCTCTAGACCCGTTGCTAACAGAGCCATTGCCCCAACTGGATCAATTGGTATTCTGGCTGGCACCAGCACTGGCGTTGAGCCTATATTTGCTGTGGCCTATAAGCGCAGATACCTAAAAGGTAACTCCCGCTGGGTGTACCAGTACGTGGTGGATAGTGCCGCACAGGAGCTTATAGATAGGTACGGAGCTAAACCAGATACCGTTGAGAGTGCGCTGGACTTGGCTAGTGACTATGAACGTAGAATGCAGTTCCAAGCTGACGTGCAGGACTACGTGGATATGTCTATAAGCAGCACGATTAATCTGCCGTCTTGGGGTTCAAAGCTAAACAACGAAAGCACGGTAGATACGTTTGCGGAAACTCTGGCACGATATGCTCCCCGGTTACGTGGATTTACCTGCTACCCAGACGGATCCAGGGGCGGTCAGCCACTTACCAGCGTACCGTATGAGGAAGCCGTTGAGAAGTTGGGTGAGGAGTTTGAGGAACACATCGAAACGCATGACATCTGCGACATCAGCGGCAGCGGGGGGTCTTGCGGGGTATGATGATAGCTAGACGGTTCTACGAGCAACAATTTGAGGAAGGCTATAATGCCTTCCACTACAACATCATGGTATGTCCATACAAGAGGGGTACTATGATGGCTAAGGAATGGGAGCGGGGCTTTAACTATGCATTTCAAGAAAACACGTCTGTGAATTATGCATAAGAACTTTGATCAAGTAGCCCACGCTAAATATGACAGCGTAGCCAGGGAGACTGCAATGTCTTTCTGGTCCCACAACGGGTGGACCGTAACGGACCATCCAAATGAATACGCAGTGGACCTGATAGCTGAGAAGGGCGGCAAGCGGGTCTACATAGAAGTTGAAGTAAAGCGTGGATGGCACGGCGAGAGTTTCAAGTATGATACCGTGCATCTTCCGCTGCGTAAGGCTAAGTTCTTGGATAAGCCTACACAGTTTATGATATTCAACCATAGCCTCACCCACGCCGCTCTATTTGGGCGTAGGGCCATACAAAACGCTACGGTATCGGTAGTACCTAACGTGCAGGTATCCAACGGAGAAAAGTTTTATGCTATACCCGTGCGTGATGTTAAATTTATTTGTACACTAACATAAAAAAACTCCCCAAGTCTGTTGACTAGGAGAGTATTATAAAATATACAAAATTTAGCAGTTTGGTCACTGCCTTTTTAGTGTTAAGCCCCGTTAGAAATGGCGGGGTTTTTCTTTGTTAACGTGCAAATAGCTTTTTCATTTCACCATCGTAATCATCAATAGTTTCACCCGTGGCCGCATTGTTTAGGTCTTCTATAATTTGATCTGGCCCGGTACCCGTTTGCGAGAATGATCTAAACAAGAACCTTACCAAGGCATCTCTATTTTTGGGATCATTAGGAGTGGTATTATATTTCCTAGATAACTTAACGTATAATTCTGGATTACCCATAATTTGATCATACATATCATCCACTTGATCTTTTAGCGCATTACTTTCTACCTTACTACTTATGGCAGACCTAATGCGTGTACCCGTCTGAGTTAGCGGCCCCACAGTAAAATTAATAAGTCTGCCCGTAGCAGATGCCGCTGCCATATTGAATGCGGTAGGAGACAGAGAGGGAACGGGAGTGGCACTTTTTCCGCTACTAATACGTGCCGCAATATCTGTTAGTATTTTCAGTTCACTTGGGAAGTCAGGTGCATCCGCCCACAGTATTTTCGCAATGGCTTCTAGGGAGTTTCTTTCATCCATGTACTTTTCTGCAGAAGATGGTAATATATTTGCGTTATTACCTAAGCGATTTTTACCT